TAAAGCGACATTCACTTTATTATTTAATCACCAATCAATTATCAAAGAAGGACACATCAATATCAAACGCCTTTTCCTCACCATTGATCGTAACTTTCAGATGGGATTGCTCATCCTCCTTGAAAGATTCAATATATTTGATGATTTCCTTATTGATTGATAGAGGTAGATTTTCCACGATTTTCACACGATCCTTTACAGGAGTATCGGCAAATACGATCTCATTTTCTCCGAATTTCACGGATTTGATAAATTTTACAATTTCAAAAGTGTAGATATTACCGATGTTCTTACCCGCATCCTTATCCCCATCCTTTTTCAGAATTTCAATGGCATAATTGATAACCTTATTCTCTTCCTTGAGAGTGGGGGTAGCCAGAACCACATCCACGGCACCATTGATCACCTTTTCCTTGGGGGATTTGATCTTGCGGGTGCTTTGGATGTTGCTTTCAATACTACCAACTTCGCCATCCAGCTTCAGATCATTACCAAGGCTTTCTCCCCGAATTTTGAGAATCAGAGGCAGCTTATCTTCAACTTTGAGGGTATCGGATTCCGTATTCTCAATAAGAATATCATTAAGGATTTTCTGGAACTTGAGAACACCCACCGTCCCATCGGCTACGGTGGCAATGATGTCTTTCTGTTGCTTGAAAGTGAGGGGAGAGCAATCCACTTCCTTTTTGGTAGAAGCTTGGTATGCCTTGAATTTGGTTGCCTTGAGTTCCTGAATACTATCAAGGAATTGTTGAACGTTGTTTTCCATATGTGTTTATTTAAGATTAAAATTAATTATGGGCATAAACCGTAAAATCATCATAACAAATTAAAGTTAATCTAGGTTCTGTAGTATCTCCCATCTCACGCTCCGTATGAGGATTGAAATCTTTGATTTCTAAAGATTTTGTCCCATTTGCAGTATGAATGGTTACATCACTATCCATATCATATTTATTGAGCCTTTCAATCAAATCTCGTAATTTCATATTAACCATACTTACACTATCAATTTAAAAAATCAACCCAATTCTGGTGTTTTTTCCGAAGTATTTTCCTGATTGAGCTTATCGACAAAGTAATCAATGTCTCGCATGGTGGAATTCAGGAGTATATTACCGTCTATTTTAGCCGACAGGTGGTAGATGATATCTCTATAATAATCTTCCCCATACGGATGGCACAGACCCCTTAGAAGCTCAAGGGGAGCATGTCCCATGAAATTAATATTAATGTTTTTCAAGGATGAATTAGTAAAACGAATTGTTTTGGATTCATTTTTGAGAAGTGCATTGATCAGAGTATTGTATGTGGATGCGGGAAGCTGTTCAATCAAAGCTGCTTTATCCCCCACATTGGCAAAATCCAACACGGATTCCCCATATTTCACCTTTCGGATCGTCTCCGATATGGAGAAAATATCGTAATCCTTTTTAAACAGGGGAGGGACATCCAATTCAAATTCCAGATTATCGGTCTTGATGATCAGGGGTTCCTTATCGTAATTTTCCAATTCTTTTATAAAGTATGAAAGGGATACTTTCACGTTCTTCTCTTCCACGGTGAATCCCATGTCATAGGAGACATCACGTTCCCAACATGTTAAAACATTTAAAAATTTTTCATAAATGTTATCCCCTGAAAAGTTGTTGAGATAATCAATCAGGCAATCATCCCCATTTTCGGAGATTTCTTTAAGGTCTTTGAATTTGATTTTCATAGCTGAGAATAATTCTCACAAGCAAACGTCACACTCTTGATCGGATAATCAGTGTTGTCATAATCCATGGTGAATCCCTCCACAGCAACGGGGAATGCCCGTTTGAATTGGTATCCTTTTCGAAGCACCCCGTTATTGGTGTATTGTTTTACGGTGATGGTGGACTTGAGATTCACACCACGCTCCACCAGACCCTTGATACCAATGGCGATCTGCCAAGGACGAAAATACTCATGCTCCAAATCCTGTCTTGTTTCCAGAAAGTTGATGGAGAAGCTACGGGAGAGGAAATCGCTTCGGGATGACATGGCATAGCCGGGAAGGAATCCACCATAGGAATCTCCTGCCACCATGGGAGTGAAATTGGATGATTCTTGGGGGATGGTAACAGCTTGGGCTGGAAGTATTGTTCCGTTCCTAGTCATGGCATTGGGAGCGATCTTGGCTTTCCAATTCTCCCCAGCATCCGATAGAACGCTATTGATTGCTGATTCCGTAACACCATCTATGGATACCGTCCAAAGAACTGGTATAGATAGACAGTATTTGGCTTCTCCTGAGAACGCCTGAAGGAAATCGTTGATTTGAGGACCAGCCATGAAGATACTTAATCAGAAAGATTAAGCAACGGAGAAATCTTTATAGAAGTGATAAGCGAAAGTAGCTGGGAAATTAAGAACTTCTCCAGTTCCATCAGCAATTTGATATGCAATTTCTCCGATGGTTCTCAAAGAGGCACCAACAAGCTCAATTGTTTTAATAACTTCCAACGACCCGCCGCTGGAAACATTGGTTCCACGTTGGCATGGAATTTGGAGAACATCTAAAGTGATAATTGACTCAAAACCGGGCATACAGATATTTCCAGTGGTGTCCTCATTGTTGAAAAGAAGTCTGCTTGCGCGTTCAAGTTTGGTGCGGATATCCAAGGATTGGTCAACATAAAATTCAACACTCCAACCTTCAGAACCCGGATAAGATGATTTTCCCGGCAAATTGAAGGTCTGCCCACTGAAGTTGACTTGCTTGTTCTCAATATCGCGTCCGGGTAGGGATGCACTACGAGCATAAATCAAATCTGTTTCTCCGTTTAGAGATAAACCAGTGATATTGATCTGTTTAACACGGAATAGGAAGTCCCTTGCAAATTGCTTTTGGGAGGCTTGGTTGAAAAAGTTTTCGATTGTAGTTGCCATAATATTATTTAGCTATATGATTAGATTTTTCTTTGATATTCAAAAACGAGATTACCACAGTCGTAGATTTTCTTATATCCATGATCACTCATATTTTCCCATTCCGTTTTACCCTTGTCAAATCTTTCGAGAATTCCCGATAAACGGTGTTTTTGAAAACCACTTCGATGCATCAATTTAATCTTTTTAGGTGCTTCTGGTTTATAATACCAATAATTTGGGGGTGAATGGTGTTTGAAAGAAAATCCCAATTTTTTATACATATCACCATCACTTATTCTAGCATTTGCATAAGTTTTAACATATACTGGATCATGTGTTTTAACAAAATGCTTAAATAATTTACCAGCACCTCCAATAACGGTAGTATTTTTTTTATTACAAAACCTAATCAATTCCATTTGGGGGTTTTTTGTGATGGTTCGTTGCCCGAATGTCATCACTGAAACCAACTCATCATTATAATAAAGTCCATATTTATATTTTGAATTGTCTTTACCCTGTAGATGATTTTCGTTTAAAAAATCCACACAAATTTTACTATCAACTGTTCTAATATCGCATTTTCTAGCATAATATTTATTTTCAAAAATATTAAATTTAGAAAGAATAATACTTTTAATAATATCCTGTTTTTGTAACCACTCCGTTTCAAAAATATGCAACAACCTTACATTTTTGGATGTTGCTAATTGATTTTTTAAGAATAATGATTTGTCACCAACTATTTCATAGTTATGCCAATAAACACCATCATATTCTATTCCAATGTTATTTTCTTCTGAAAATACATCTATTTCCTTACCATTTAACACCGATCTATCTTTTTTCAAATTTGGAATATATTCATTCAACCAATCAAATAATTCCTGTTCGCGTTTAGATGTTCCACATTGGGACGAAAATCTCATACTATAACCTTTATCCAAACTGAAAAATACTGGTTTTATATATCCTTTATCTGGAACTGGTTCACCGTTGAGTAACAAAAATACCCGATTGCTGAATTTTATATCTGAAAATTCTTCCGTATGATTAAAGATACTTTTAACCAATATTGGATCATATGAAAAAAAACATTGGTATAAATTTTGTTTCGTTTTATTATCTTTTTCCAAAATTTCTATCTGATTACGAATATCATCAATGGTTTTTTGTTTATCATATGATGTGGTTATCTTATCCAAAATTTTTAATCGTTCAGACTTTCTAGCCAATCTATAATTTTGATTATTATATTTTGAATAGCCTTTTGTAAAACCTAAAAAATTACATTTACTCTTACAATCAACTTCGCAT